CCAAGGCCTTTAGTCGGAGAGTACCTTTTGGCACTCCTATTCCTGGTCCCGAAGAGGGAGCCCCTCGTGGGCCCCCTTACTGGAGACCTAGTGCTATAGGTCAACCTGCTGACATTGCTTCTATCAATGCCAGCTTGTTGTCACTTAGCGGACCACTCGTTCTAGCTGGCAACCGGCCGGTTCTAGGGGACCCTGCGTGCCATGGACCGCAGGATTTAATGAATTTCTTCAACCTAGACCTTGCTGCTAACAAACGAAAATCGTATGTCCGCTCCAAGCTCAAAGCCGAAAAGAAGACCACGGGCTCGTAAACCCCGTGGCAAGAAGAAGCCCCAACCCAAGCGAACTCCACGGTCCAAGCCATCTCGTGCTGGACCGAAGCCGTTTAGCTCTGTGCGCATGGGTCAGAGAGTAGGTAATCTCTTTGGCCCCAAAGTTGGTATGGTGGGAGCTGAGGCTGGCCGTCTGTTTCGACAGTTGACTGGCTTCGGCGATTACAAAGTGAATGGTAATTCCTTACTTACTGGCGTTGATCGCCTTCCCACCTTTAAGAACCCCCACTCTGGAACTCGCATCACTCATCGAGAGTATCTCTTTGATGTTGTTACTTCCTCTGTTGCTGGAGCGTTCAAGATAGAACAAGTTTCGATTCAGCCTGCTCTGATTTCAGCTTTTCCATGGTTGTCCGCTTCTGCGGAGAACTACCAAGAGTACAAGCTTAATGGCGCTGTTTATGAGTTCAAGTCGAACTCTTACAATGCCTTGGCCTCTACTAATACTGCCTCAGGAACTGTTGTCATGTCGACAAACTACAATGTCCTTGACCCTCCCTTTGGCAATAAATTTCTTATGGAACAGTCACAATTTACTTGCAGTGCTAAGCCCTCAGTTGATCTTCTACATCCTATTGAGTGTGCTAAGATTGAAACTCCCACTTCCATTCTGTTTACCCGCGGCGGACCAGTCTCCTCTGGAGATTTGCGTCTGTATGATTGGGCCAATTTCTTTATTGCGACAGTTGGAATGCAAGGAGCTTCCACCAATATTGGTGAGCTCTGGGTTACTTATGACATAACCCTCCTCAAACCTAAACTTAATTCCACTTCTGATGTGATGGACCATTATTCACTTACTGCTGGCGTCTTTGTTCCTGCTGGTCCAGCCTATTTCGGTACCGTTTTGTTGCCACCTCGTCTGACTTCCGAATCAGATATGGGCACTCGCCTCCTTTCAAACGGAGGCACCGGTCTCGATACGATAGTCTGGCCTACTGGTTACACTGGCAAATGCATGGTGATTTATTTGGCATCCCTCATATCATCAGTTTCTGCCTCTTTGGCTACTCGATATAGTTTGGTATATTCTGGCGGTTGTACTGAGATTAAAGCTTTCAGTACTGGTGTCGGAACTAATGAGGGAGGTAGTTCTCCTATGGTTTATAATGGAAACGGTGGTACCACTTTGGTTGCTCTTGTCAACCTTGTAAATGGTGGTGCTTTGCGCTTTGTTGGTGGGACTACCGCTGGATCTCTTTCTAGTGGCGATCTCATCATCAACGCTCTACCTACTACCTTTAACTTAGGAGCTCTATTGTCTACCCCTATAACCCCTATGCTTTATGTCCCCCCTCAACCCCACACTGATGGGGTTTATACTCATTCCGTCTCTGATGGATTTGAACTTTTGGGTTATGACCAGAAAACGAGACGGCTTTAGCCGCTGCTTTTATGTCTACCTAGACTCTTTTCTAGGTATTCTGGTCTATAAAGCAAGTTCCACTAACTCAACACGTGGATCATATACATTTCCTATAGCTTGAGTTCCACACTCTTTAGTGTCTTTGCAAACTTGAACTCTCTTGGTTATGTATTTTATTCTTTCCTACCAACTCTAGTCTACTTCCATGGACTCCTCTGTGCACGTTGCCATACAACTCCCTCTTTACCTTGACCACTATCGGCTTCTTCTGTGCGAATCACTATGGCTAGTTCTACCGTTTCCGGTCCCCTGATTATCGCAGGGGGTAATCTAGACCACGTATGGTCCTTGAACCCGAGATGATGACTCCTT